ATGATCTGGACACAGATCAGATGCTTTTCTATTTGCCGATTACAGGTTCGACGTTCAAGAAGGTATACTTCGACCCGATGAAGCAGAGGGCTGTGTCGAAGTTTGTACCTGCGGAAGATTTGATTGTGCCGTACAGCGCGACAGATTTACAGACTGCCGAGCGGTACACTCATGTAGTTCGCATGAGCGAGAACGATATCCGAAAGCTACAGGTAGGAGGTATATATCGTGACGTATCACTCTCAGCTTCTGAAGATGAGGAGGCAGATTCAACAATACGGGGTAAGTCTGATGATATCCAGGGTCTCCGTCCGGGTTACTCTGATGAAATGTTTACAATCCATGAAATCCATGTGGACTTGGACCTTGAGGGATTTGAGGATATGGATGAGATGGGTGAGGAGACAGGGATTAAGTTGCCTTACATCGTCACAATGGACGAAGGCTCCGGGCAGATTTTGTCAGTCGTTCGTAACTGGCGTGAGACGGATATACTCCGCCGCAAGCGTCAGTTCTTTGTTCATTATAAGTTTCTTCCTGGTTTTGGTTTTTATGGCTTTGGCCTACTTCATATGATAGGAGGGCTGTCTCGTGCAGCAACTTCAATACTACGTCAGCTTATTGATGCTGGAACTTTGTCAAATTTACCGGGCGGTTTCAAGGCTCGTGGTGTTCGCATTCGCAATGATGATGAGCCTGTTAATCCTGGTGAGTTCCGCGATCTTGACGCTCCTGGTGGCGATATTCGTAACGCCATTATTCCTCTTCCATACAAAGAACCATCTGGAACGCTTGCCCAACTTCTGGGAGTTGTTGTTGACTCTGGTAGAAGATTTGCACAAGTGGCAGACTCAAAGGTCGCTGACGTTAATTCACAAGCTCCAGTCGGCACAACAGTGGCTCTTATCGAGCAAGGCTCAAAAGTAATCAGCAGCATCCACAAGCGGCTGCATTATGCACAGAAAAACGAATTTAGATTACTGTCAGAAATATTTGCACTTAATCCTGTACCTTATCCGTACATGATTGGCCCGAATGTCCCGCCCGAAATAATGGCGCAGGACTTCGACGGGCGGGTAGACGTTCTCCCAGTATCCGACCCGTCGATCTTTTCTATGGCGCAACGGCTGTCTTTGGCACAGACACAGCTTCAGTTAGCGCAGGCTGCACCGCAGATGCATAATATGTATGAAGCCTATCGGCGTATGTATGATGCATTGGATATCAAAAACATTGACAGCATCCTGCCCCCGCCACAGCCACCAGCACCTATGGACCCCGGCATGGAGAACGCAAACGTATTGTCCGGTCAGATGGTTCAGGCATTTCCAGAGCAGGACCATATCGCACATATTCGTGTTCACGCTGCTATGTTGCAACAGCCATCCACCGCAGCCAACCCGCAGGCATTTATGATGTTACAGTCTCACGTTCAGCAACATGTGGCGATGCATGCTCGTGACTTGGTGCAAGAAATGTTTAACGGCGTAATGCAGGAAGCGCAGGCCCGTGGTGAGATGATACCGCAGGTTGACCCTGCTGCTCTTGAAGCTGCTGTTGCACAACAGATTGCTGACACCACAGAGGAGTTGGCTCCGGTTCTAACTCCACCACAGCAACCTGACCCGCTTGTTGCTATCCGTCAGCAGGAACTGGAGAACGATACGCAAGAGATTCAGCGCAAGGCGATGAATGATGCGATGGACTTCCAGATTGATCAGGCTCGGTTGATGCAGGCGTACGAATTAGCGCAGAAACGTCAGCAGTTACAGGAGCAGATTGCTGAAGACCGCAACTTGGTCAACGTATATAGAATAGACACACAAGCTAACTTGAAGAGGCAATAATGGCTGGCATAGCAGGTTTACTCAATCAATTACAATCGGCGTTTGACACGACGAATCAACAGTTAACTCAAAGTCTGGATAGAATCAGACTGTTGGAAGAACAGGCTAGGCAGACTTCTCAACCTTCTATTGGTGGTTCGGTGCCAGCAACTCCAGGCCCCGCTGATGGTTCAGCACAACCGGATTTCAGTGCTGAACCAGCCGTTCCACCTGGTCTAGGACAGATAGAAGGTGGTTTTGACAACAGAGTTCCTATTTCGACAATGCCTACTCCGCCGATGTTTGGTGGTGGGAGGTTTCCTGGTGTGGGAGGTTTCGGAAGATTTCCCGGTTTCTTTAACCGTAACCAACCTGTGCGCATCCCTTTTGGTAGCTTTGGACAACCACAACGTCCAGCATTTGGTGGGTTAGGTACAATGTTTGGTAATATTTTTAGGGGTAGAATGTGATATGTTTCAGGCTCTTATTGGACCCATTGCTTCACTGGCTGGATCGTTTGTTGAGGGGCAAGTTTCCAAGCAAAAAGCGAAAGCAACTCTTGCGCAAACTGAGGCGGAAGCGAAAGCGGAGATAATGAAGACCGCAGCCACCCACGATTCCAAGTGGGAATTGATTATGGCTGAGTCTACAAAATCCTCAATCAAAGATGAAATAGTCACGGTGATTATACTGATTCCCGTAATTTTAGTTTTCATTCCGGGCATGGAACAGGTGGTCAAGAATGGCTTTGATCGTTTGAATGAATTACCGGACTGGTATCAATATTTAGTTTTTCTTGTGTGCAGTGCCGCACTAGGAATAAAAGGACTAGACAAGTTCAGGAAGAAGTAATGGTATTTGATCATTCACAACGGACAACAGAAGAACAGGCGAGAAAGAATCGTGACAGAGATAACAATGGAAAGATTTCTCAAGTGGAAAATACTCCCCCGCTTGATGATGATTGGGATGTCAATATCGGCTTGGCGGGTAGTGGAGTGGTTCATGGAATTGCCAGACCCTACTGCTCAACAGGCGGCTCTAGTTAGTGTTGTAACAGGTGTTTTGGCTGGTGCCTTTGCAGTCTGGCTCAACCACGAGAAGAGCTAAATGCCAGCAAAGCTGAATGAGAACACAGAGGTAGCACTACCTTTACGAAATATCATAAGCATGGTTGCTGCTGCATCTTTAGCAACGTGGGCGTATTTTGGCATCATCGAAAGGCTAAATCAAATCGAGACAGGCATCACGATGATGAGGTCGGATGTTGAACACAACACAGAGTTCAGAATAAAGTGGCCGAGAGGCGAGATGGGGAGCCTCCCGGCTGACTTAGAGCAGTATATGCTAATAGAGCACCTAGCTGGAGAATTAGAAAAACTTCAGGTTAATATCGAATCAGGCAAAGCACCCTTTGACCAACAGCAGAAGCTGACATTAGATTTTTATGAGAAGCGCATAAGTAACCTTGAACAGAACATAGAGAAGTTGCGAAACGGTGGTCATTAAAACAATGACATTGTTGCTGTATCTGAGCGGTGGTATCATAGAGCACACCGGACCTATGAGCATGTCTGAGTGTTTGAAAGTCAAACGTCAGATAGAACGTAACGGTTGGAAAGACAGGAAAGACACACGTTATTCCTGTGAAAAACGTCAGGTTGAAGTGGCTGTTGGCATCGACGGCAAAGAGTATATTGTAAAGCTGGTTGACTAGAAAAAAATAGTGTAGGATAGGAACATGGTTAGAATTAAACAGTTTGCTGATGACCTTGGCATTTCATACAACGAAGCAAAGAAGTTGGTTGATATGGGAAGAAACAAAAAAGATTCTGGCAGTGACGCACTTGATAAGTCTCGTGCTCGTATGAAGAAGCGTCTTGATAAAATGAAGCAAGACCAAAAGGAAGCCGACCGCATTGCGAATGAGGACACCAACATGAAGTTGAAAGCTAAAAATGGCAAGTCAGTGACTGGACCAACTCCTCGCCCTAAACGTGGTGACTTGAACGAAATGATGCCTTTTGATCGTGAAGCATATGAAAAAGCGTTGAAAGAAGAAGAAAAATTAGAAGAGTATATGCGGACCGCTCCAAGACGAGAAGCTAAACTAAAACGTCGTGGTGATGATAAAAAGGTTATCAAAGCCGCTGACGGTGCTTTTGTCCGTGGCATGGGCCGAGCCTATATGGGTAACCCTAGAGCAACAAAGTTGAGATAATGAAACGGACTAATACTGTAAATGCTCCTCGTGCGCTGGATATCAAAGGTCAGCCACATCAGCTTTCGTATATTACAGCAGAAGAAGCTGAAGTCCTGAAGACACGCGGTGGTTCTGGTAAACCGGGTCCTATGGGCATTCCTTCATTTTTTATAGATGATGACGACGAAGAAGCTGAACTTTCTGAAGCCATAACTGGTAGTTATACTCCGGCGGGTCAGCCTGGTGGTCAGGCCCAAGGCTTTACCTTCGATGACGGTGGTGATAACGGCGTTAACTACACACTGGGAAAAAGTAACCCATATGGCGGCACTGAGATACAAGGCAATGTAATTCGTGGCGGCACTATTTTTGGTCGAACACAAAGTCAATTAGACCGTCAGCAGAGACTTGCTGGGATGGGCGACTATCGCAACAGTCAGCAATACAAAGACTATTTAACAGCTACTGGTAGAAGTCTTCAAAACCCTTACGGTAACACAGGTCTGTTTAGTGGTATTTTTGGCGCAAACAGGGTCAACTATAATATGGATCCTGGTCAAGCACAGAACATTTTGGACATTGGTTTTGACAGGTACATGAACTTTGACCAACAAACACCAGAGGCACAGCGCAGAGGTTTTGGTAAGCTTTTTGGTGGTCCTGAAGGTGAGATGACAGCACAGGGCGAGATTCGGGAGCAGATTCAGCCTATGTCTACTTCAGATATGGCGGCTAGACTTGTGGGTGCTGCTGGTGGTTTAGGTGCGCCATTAGCTATGCTCCCTGGACGTAACGTAGGGTATGCTCCGATGGGTTCTTCAGGCTATGACCCACAGCTAGACCCACAGGTAAATCCAGATCTAAAGAGCGGCCCGTTTAGTTTGCTTACTGGTGGTGTTAATATTTCTGAAGCGCTTGATAGAGCCAAAAATTTTGTCACAAGTAAATTAAGCCCTGCCGAAGAATTGGCAGCACAAACACGGACTCAGGCACGAGGTCCTGAGTTAAGTCAAACAGTGTCAGGTGGTCGATTTGAAGATGAATCGGCTAGACCTCAAGTAATGACACCAGACCAAGAATTTTTAACATTTGACGGAGGTATGCAAGACAGTCTTCGCCAGTCACAGCAGGGACCGCAGCGCACAGTAACTGCTGAACAGCAAAGACTGATGGACGAAATATCTCAGGGCATGGATGCTGTTGGTTTAGACTCAGAATCTAGAACAAACTTTTTAAACACTATAATTTCTCAAGATCTAGAGGGAGGTGCTGTGTATAATTCAGCAGGTGTTCCTGTTATATCTTACACACCAGAACGTGCTGTAAATCCAGACACAGGAGAAATCTTTGGAGATGACGACAGGGCGGCAGATTATCAAATCGCTGCGGCTAGATTAAAAGAAATGGAAGATTTTAACGCTGCTCCAACATACCCACAAAGTCAAAATTTTGGTAAAAGACAACTCGATCCAATTAATCCATTAACAGTAGACTTTTTAAATGATATAAATCTCGGACAGCTTGCAGACATAGTTGGAAAAGTTCAAAGTGGTGACTTGCTCTCAAAGCAAACACCATTTGGTACACTTAGTATTGAACCTGAGTTTGACGGCGTAACGCCTGTAGGCGCGATGCTTCGTTTGAAAGGTACATTTTAAAAATGAAAATAGAAATAAAAATATCTCCTGATGGTTTAGATTTACCAAAAGAAATACAAGACGGTATTCCTGTAGACAAAATGCAAGACGCTTGTCCTATAGCTACGCAGGATCCAATGATAAATGCAGAGAACAAACAGGTTGCTATTGACGACTTCAACTACGGTCCGTCAACAAATCCAGAAGAAGCCTGTGGAAGTTGCACAGCGTACAACATTACACCTGAGATGCTAGAATGTATCGGAGATGATAGCGGTATGGTTGGGTACTGTCAGATGTACAAATTTATGTGCGCCGCTGATAATGTCTGTGACTCTTATGCTTCAGGCGGACCAATAGAAGATTTAGCTGCTTAAATGATAAAACAAACTTGGTCACTGATAATGGATTCTGAGAAGAATCCACTGCGCCACATTCCTGACATAAATACGCGCCACATGGTAATGCAAGTTCTTGCGTGGATGTGGTGCATAATTTTTTCTATGTACATAGGAAGCATAGCTGCGTTTGGTATTTCAGCTAGTATTCATGCTCTGTTGATAGCAGGAGTCTTTATAACATTGGGCACGTTTGAGACAGCAAAACGAAGACCTCAGTATTTTGGCGGCTTGGGAAGAGGTAACGGAGGAGAACACGAATAGATATGGATATTGTAGATTTTATATCAAAATATCAAAAAGTCTTGAACAATCGCATAGAAGACATTAGTGTCTCTATAACCAGTGGTAGTATAACAGATATTGAGGACTACCGCGCAAGAGTCGGTGAAATACAGGGTGTCACCTTTGCTCTTGATGAAATGAAGGCCCTGCTGGAAAAGGCAAAGTATATCAATGACACTGATAGTACCTGATTATGTTCTCGCCCAACGGCAGGCGAAAGAAAAAGCCGAAAAAGAAGCCAAGAAAAAATCCCTCACTGAAAGAATACCACAGCCCACTGGATGGCGCATACTTGTTATGCCTTACATGGGGCGTGAAAAAACCGAAAGTGGGGTTTATGTTCCCGATCAATCAAGAGAGCGCGAGGCTCGTGCTACCGTTGTAGCTTATGTGGTTAAAGTAGGCCCGTTAGCTTACAAAGACCAAGATAAGTTTGATGGTGAAGCATGGTGCAAAGAAGGTGATTGGGTATGTATCGGACGCTACGCTGGCTCACGATTTCAAATCGAAGGTGGCGAAGTGAGAATTATCAATGACGATGAAGTCATTGCAACCATCGTTGATCCTGACGATATTAAAACGTATGGAGCGGCATAATGTCCACCGACGCATTGCAGCAAGAAGCTGAAGAAAAAGAAATTGTTTTAGAAGAAGCTGAAGAGCAAAAAGAACAGCAACCAGAGATTACTGTTGAGGAAGAGTCCGAAGAAACCGAAGAGCAGCCTCAAGCTGCAAATGAGGATGAGCTTCAGGAATACTCCAAAAATGTTCAGCAGCGTATCAGTAAGCTAACAAAAAAATATCGTGAAGAAGAGTCAGCAAGAGCCTCCGCTGTAGAATACGCCGAAGCTATCAAAAAACAAAATGACGAGTTAAAAGCAAGATTAAATGCTTTAGACCAGTCATATACAAGTGAGTTTGGTACACGAGTTGATTCTCAAATTGAATCCGCAAAGCAAGCGTATCAAAAAGCCTATGACGATGGCGATGCTGAAGCGATGTTTGAGGCGCAGAAAAATTTAAGTAAGCTTGCGCTTGATCAGGCTCAACTTGAACAGGCAAAGAGAAGACAAGAAAAAGCTGAACAGCTTGCAGAAACTCAACCCGCTGCTCAACCCGCTGCTCAACCACAGGCACCTGACCCGAAGGCAGAGGCGTGGGCTGAGAAAAACGAGTGGTTTGGCGCGGATCAGACCATGACTTATGCTGCTTTTGGAGTGCATAGGCAATTAATTGAGGATGAGGGATTTGACCCACAGTCCGATGAGTACTATAATGAACTTGACAATCGTATGAGGAAAGAGTTTCCGCACAAGTTTGCGGCTCCTACCAAAAACGATACAGGACCCAGAGTCGCTTCTGCTGAGTCCACGGCCTCACGGTCGAAGTCAACAAAGGGGCGCAGAACAGTCAAGCTGACTCCGTCGCAGATAGCGATAGCAAAGCGGTTGAATGTTCCGCTCGAAGAATACGCTAAGTATGTTAAGGAGTAAGAGAATGGCTGATTCAACAAAAAGAGTTTCACGGGACTCACAAACTCGTGCAAAGTCCACAAGGCGTAAGCCGTGGGCACCACCTTCCAAGCTAGAGGCTCCAGAGGCTCCGGCAGGATACACACATCGCTGGATTCGTACATCCCTTCGGGGGGAAGACGACTCAATGAATGTATCTACCAGGCTGCGTGAAGGATGGGAACCTGTTCGTGCTGACGAATATCCTGAGTTGAAGGGTAGATATCCAACGATTGAGGATGGTCAACATGCAGGTGTTATAGGGGTTGGTGGCTTAATGTTAGCCAGAATCCCAGAAGAAACGGTGGAAGAACGAACTGAATATTACCGGGAGCAGACCCGCACACAAATGGATGCCGTGGATCAAAACCTTATGAGGGAACAACACCCCTCAATGCCTATTCATAACGATAGGCAAAGTCGTGTATCATTTGGAGGCAAGGATAAACCCTAGCCTTCTTAACTTGACAAGGAGTAAGCAATGGCAAATGTTAATGTTGCCTTCGGCCTAAAGCCGATTAATACCGCTGGTAGCACTCCCGCTACTTCCGGTACTAATGCATACTTCATTGACAGCGGCGCAAGCGCGATCTTTCAGGGTTCAATAGTTAAGTGCGACAATGGCGGCGAAATCGTCATTAGTTCTGCTACTGCGGACACCGAAGCTCCTCTTGGCGTTTTTGCTGGCTGTGAGTATGTATCCTCAACTACAGGTAAAAAAGTATTCTCAAATACATGGCCTGGGTCAGGTGCGGACACAAACTTCGATATTATCGGATTTGTGTACGACAACCCGATGCAGCGTTACATTATTGCGACGGATGCTACATTTACCAACAGAGCTACTGCCATAGCTGCTATTTTTGAAAATACGCAGTTAGATAGTGGCGCAAGTGGTAACACAACCACAGGCATTTCCAGTGCAAAGATGGATGTCGCAACTCTTGACTCATCAAATGCTTCTCTTCCTTTGAAGATTGTAGGCATTCAAGACGACGTTGAGAATGAAGACTTCGCTGCTGCTGGCATTCCTATGATTGTGATGCTTAACAATCACGCACTGCTTCAGGCTGATTCTGAAGCGGCAATTTCGTAAGGGAGTGTAGGTAATGGCTATTTCTAGAGCACAACTCGCCAAAGAACTAGAGCCTGGTCTTAACGCTCTGTTCGGCATGGAATATGGTCGCTACGAAGGTCAGCATTCTGAAATCTTTGATACCGAAACATCAGATCGGGCATTTGAAGAAGAAGTGATGCTGTCAGGATTCGGAGCGGCTCCTGTAAAAAATGAAGGTTCGGGCGTATCATTTGATGATGCGAACGAAGCATACACTGCTCGTTACAACCACGAGACAGTGGCTATGGCCTTCTCAATCACTGAAGAAGCTGTGGAAGATAATCTGTATGATCGTCTAGCTTCACGCTATACTCGTGCACTTGCACGTTCTATGGCACACACCAAGCAGGTTAAAGCTGCGGCTATCCTGAACAACGCATTTACTGCTGGCGCATCTGCTGGTGGTGACGGTGTTGCTCTGTGTGACGCATCACACCCGCTGACATCTGGCGGCACATTCGCCAACGAACCATCAACTGCTGCTGATTTGAATGAAACTTCCTTGGAAGACGCTCTGATTAGCATCGCTGGTTTCGTTGATGAGCGTGGCCTAATCATCGCTCTTCGCGGCACGAAGCTAATCATTCCACGTCAGCTTCAATTCGTTGCGGAACGTCTGATGGTCTCCAACCTCCGTGTTGGCACAGCAGACAACGATGTAAACGCACTCAAGTCAATGGGCATGTTGCCTGAAGGTTATGTAGTCAATGATTACCTGACAGACACTGATGCGTTCTTCATCAAGACAGATGCACCAAACGGTCTCAAGCACTTTGAGCGTACTGCACTGTCAACAGCAATGGACCCAGACTTCGACACTGGTAACATGCGCTTCAAGGCTCGTGAGCGTTACAGCTTTGGATTCTCTGACCCACGTTGTATTTTCGGTTCACCGGGCGCGTAAGGTTAGAAACATCTTTTTTGAAGGGCGGGTATTCACCCGCCCTTTTTTATTGTATACTTAGGTATCCCTGACAGCCGCATGGTGTGGCTGACACTAGCCGAGACAGGAGATCAAATTGGCTAATACTACATTTAACGGTCCCGTCCGTTCAGAAAACGGATTCAAGACAATCATTAAGAACTCCACAACTGGTGCTCTTACCAATGAAATGACTTTGTCTACCTACAGCACTTCAATTACAATTGCGGCAAGTGGCACAGATCATAAAGAATCATCTATTGGTATTCCATCCAACTTCATTCCTATGGGCGTTGCCGTCACAGTAACAAGTGCTGCGGCTAACAACGTGAATTTGGTTGATATCGGAACAGACGCTGACACAGATGGCTTTGTAGACGGCATCTCTGTTGCTATCAACTCAACAGGATTTAAAGGGTTCTTCCCTTGTAACGGTGTGCTTGGCATGTCTGGTGGAACAACTACCGCTGCTACAGAGACTGCTGACGAAGTTGAAGTTGTAATTTCTGGTACAGCAGGTGCTGGTGGCGTTGTTGCTCTGAAGTTCTTTGGTATTGCTTCTGATTCACCAACTGCGTAATAGGAGGCTAACATGGCTGCTTCTATTACAGCAAAAACTGCTACATCCACAGGCTCATTGATTGGTGGTCGAACTCGCTTAAAATCTTTTGTGGTTCGTTCTGCTGGTAGTGGGTCTCCTGCGGCAGTTTTTAAAACAGGTGGATCTGGTGGCACAACACTTTTAACCATGACATTTGTAGCAGGTGACGATACTCAGATTACTATTCCTGACCACGGAATAATATTTGATGACGGATGCCATGTTACATTGACAAACGTAGACGCGATAACTGCTTTCTTTGGGTAGTCCTATGGCCCGTAAAAAAAGTAAAATGCCGCCCCGTAATAAGAAAAACTTTCGTCCAACGAAAGCAGGGGCAGGCATGACCAAGGCTGGTGTGGCGGCGTACCGTCGCGCCAATCCTGGTTCTAAATTAAAAACAGCCGTAACAGGTAAAGTTAAAAAGGGCAGCAAGGACGCTAAGAGACGTAAGTCTTTCTGCGCTAGAAGTGCTGGTCAGATGAAAAAGTTCCCAAAGGCAGCCAAAGATCCAAACAGCAGATTGAGGCAAGCGAGGCGGAGATGGAAGTGTTAAACGTGAACAGTTTTATTGGCGGCGCAACGCTCGGCTTCATCGGCTGGATAGCTTTTACTGTGGTTGATTTGAAGACCGAGACTGCTGTCATAGCGGTAAAGGTAGATCAGAACCATAAGATGCTGGCTGAACTTTGGGATTATTACTTACAAGAAAGGGTCAATGATGGCAATCTCGCGTGGGTCACTCGCAAGCCAGATATCCAAACCACCGCAAAAACGCAAGTGGAGTAAGAAACGCAAGGCAAAAATAAATTGCAAGCGTCCGCGTGGATTTAGCGAAAGAGCACACTGTGCAGGTAGAAAGAAAAAGAAATGAGTAAAAAAGATGCATGCTATCACAAGGTTAAGGCAAGATATAAGGTCTTCCCGTCGGCGTACGCAAGCGGGGCCATCGCCAAGTGCAGAAAAGTCGGTGCTGCCAATTGGGGCAAGTCAACAAAGAAAGCGCATGGTGGCATACACGACCAGAAGCCCAAGCGCGCCTTCAGAGGAAAAGCCGTCAGAGGGACAGCAGTGGCGCGTGGATGTGGTGCTGTAATGAAAGGCAGACGTAAAAGAACAAGGGGGGCGGTAACGCAATCATAAATGGATCCTGTTACATTAATCGCCACCGCCACAACTTCATATCAGGCGATTAAAAAAGGATTCGCCCTCGGCAAAGAAGTGACATCAATGTCAAAAGACATTGGTAAGCTTATGGGTGCCATAGGCGAAATTAAAGAGGGGCATGAGAAGGCAAAGGGTAGGCGGTTTGGTAGTGTAGAAGAAGAAGCTTTACACACTTACGCTGCAAAAAAGAAGGCAGAAAAGATGGAAGCAGAGCTTCGTAACTTCTTGGTTGCCAATTATGGATTTAATGCTTGGAGAGATGTGCTAAAGGTACAAGGTGATTTACGAAAAGAACGACAGGCAAAGAAAAGAAAACGGGAGCGTTTAATAGAAGCAGTTATGGAATGGATTTTAGTGTCAGTCATAATTGTTATGTTTGTTGGATTAGGAATATTTATAATTGTAAGTATTAAAGGCTGATGGGAAGAATATGGCTGTTAGAAAAACAAAAGCTGGTCTTGCTCTCAAACGGTGGTTCAAAGAAGACTGGAAGGACGTTCGCACGGGGAAAACCTGTGGCAGACGCAAAGGTGAAAAACGGGGTACTCCATATTGTCGCCCCAGCAAAAGGGTTTCTAGTAAAACACCCAAAACATCCAAAGAGATGACGGCTACAGAAAAACGTAGTAGGATATCACAGAAGAAGCGATTAGGTCAGCCTGCTGGTAAGCCACGTCGCGTTAAGTCACTTAGAAGGAAGAAGAAGTAATGGCAAAAGAATTTCCTGATTTAACAGGTGATGGCAAGGTCACAAAGAAAGATATTTTAAAAGGTCGCGGCGTTCCCGGTTTTAAAGACGGTAAGTTTATGTGTGCACCGCGCAAGCTAATAGCAGGTGCGGAAGTAATGCCAAAGAAAAATGGACGTAAAACAAGAGCTTGAACAGTGGATTGTTGAGGAACTTAGTGTTCCCGACCCAGATTTAAATAATATCTGGCC